CAGACAAATGGCTGCGGACAAAATTGCTGCACAAACTTTACGCATAATTACCTCTCGCTTTTCTGCAATAAAAAAGGCGCCATTTCTGGCGCCCGTTCTGGGTTATAAAATTCAGCTGATACTGATGCCTGCTGTGGATTTTTTCATCACCACAACCAGCAGATCGCTGATACTGGTTGTTGGTGTCCAGTTATTCGCTCCTGATGAAGATACGGTGAATGTCAGTGTCAGCGTCCCCTGTCCGGCAGGCATATCTATAACTGAGGAAAATACGCCCTGAGCATCCGTCGTGGACTGATTAAAAATCTCCTGACCATTGCGGGTCACTCTTAACCGGCAGGTTGAATACCAGTATGACTGTTGGTTATTACTGTTGAAATTCTCATGCTTACCACCGCGGAATAACACTGGCGGTATCATGACCTGCCGGTCAAATTTCTGATCATCACTGATTCTTACCGTGATGGTGCCACTGGCATAACTGTTCGTGCGGGGGAAAGACTTGCTGACCGTTTTGACAATATCGCCTTCAATCTGATTGGCTGACAGTTTCCCCTTAATCTGACAGTTCTCATTAATCGTGACGTTGTTGAGCGTCCCGGAGTTCGCATTCACACTACCACTGATATCCGCATTTTTAGCGGTCAGCTTTCCGTCTGATGTCAGGGAAAATACCGGAGGACTGCCACCGCTGGTAATGGTGGGGGCCGTCAGGCGTTTCAGGAACACGTCGTTCATGAATATCTGATTGCCCTGCGCCACAAACATCGGCGTTTCATTCCCGTTTGCCGGGTCAATAAACGCGATACGGTTAGCGGCAACCAGAAACTGGCTCAGTTTGCCTTCCTCCGTGTCCTCCATACTGAGGCCAATACCCGCGACATAATGTTTGCCGTCTTTGGTCTGCTCAATTTTGACAGCCCACATGGCATTCCATTTATCGTTGGCATCCTTCCACTCTTTCGAAAACTCATCCAGTCTGCTGGCGTTATCCTCCGTCAGATCAACTTTTTCCAGCAGCTCTTTACCGAGATGGGATTCGGTTATCTTGCCTTTGAAAAAATCCAGGTAACCTTCCGCATCATCGCTCGCCCGACCGACGGCCTCCACGAATGCCGATTTGCCAACGGTGTTCACACTGCGGATATAAAAGTAATAATCATGGCCCGGTTTGATATTGATACTGGCGGCTATCCAGTACAGCCCCGTGCCAAGATAGCGGGCTGTGGTTTCAACCTGCCTGATATCGGTAATCCGCTTTTCCGAGAACCAGAACTCAAACTGTACCGTCGGGTCATAAACGGCAAGATGCGGCGTTGCGGTTATCTGAAAATAGCCCGGCGTCAGCTCAATCCGCGACGGTGCTGCCGGTGCGGCAATCCGGAACGATACCGACGCCGGATCGCCCTGCTGCCCCCACGCATTTACTGCCCGGACTGTCAGCCTGTAGTTCCCCAGAGCCAGTTGTGTGAAGCGGTAAGTGGTTTCCGTCGTCCGGGCCGTGCTGACCAGCCGCTCACGGCCGTCATCCGCTGCCACGGTCAGGCGAAGCAGGAAGCTCACGCCCTTCACCACCTTCGGCGTGTCCCAGCGGGCCAGCACCTGGTATTCCCCGCTGTCTGCGGTGACTTCTGCGGTCAGGTGCTGCACCGCTGGCGGCGTGACACCATTTACCGTGCCGCTCTGGTCGCCGTCAAAGTGCGCCCCGTTATCCACGATGGCCTCTTTTTCCGGTACATGCTGCACGGCGGTGATGGCATACGTGCCGTCGTCGTTCTCACGGATACTCACGCAGCGGAACAGGCGCTGGCGCAACGTCGGCAGCTTCAGCCCCCATACGCTGTATTCAGCAACGCCGTCAGGAACACGGCTCACTTTCACCTTCACGCCGTCGGTGACGGACTGAACCTCCACGCTGACCGGACTCCCCTGCCCGTCAACCAGGCTTATCAGCGTGGTGCCGGAAGATGGCAGCGTGATTTCACGGTCGAGCGTCAGCGTCCGGGTCTGGCTGTTTACCGCCAGCACGCGCCCGCCGGTGCGGATACCGGCATAGTCATCATCGCAGATTTCAATGACATCGCCCGGTACATGGCGAAGCCCTTCGGCACCCACGCTGAAGTCCACGGTCTGCGTTTCCAGCAGTTCTGTTTTAATCAGCCACAGCCCGGCGCGGTGTGCCTGCCCCCGGCTGGTACAGCCAAAAGCATCCATCTTCGTGACGTTACGACCGTAACGGGCAATGGCCTGCGTGTCCTCCACAAGCTCTGTCGCCGTCTCCCAGCCGTTATTCGGGTCAATCCAGTTCACCTCAACGGCATTATGGCGGTCCTTCAGGGCGCTGAAGCTGTAGCGGAACGGCGCACCATCATCCGGCATCACCACATTACTGCGGTTATAGGTCCACACCTTATCTGATGGTCGGTCCTGCACGAACGTCAGCGTCTGCCCGTTCCATACCGGCATACAGCGCATCGCCGAGCAGAAATCACTGAGCACATCCCACGCCTTACGCTGCGTGGTCAGCCAGGCATTACAGGTGATGCGCGGCTCCGTGCCGCCAAAGCCGTCCGGCACCGACTGGTCGCAGTACTGGCCGATGACGTACAGCGCCCATTTATCCACATCCGCCGCACCAAGACGTTTTCCCATGCCGTAGCGCGGATGGGTCAGCATATCCCACAGACACCAGGCCATGTTGTTGCTGTATGCCGGTTTTAACGTTCCGTCCCAGATACCGCTGTATTGCCGCGTCTGCGGGTTATAGTTCGACGGCACCTGCAGAATGCGCCCGCGAAGATGATAATTACGGCTCACCTGCTGGCTGCCGAACTGCTCCGAATCCACCTGTACGCCGACCAGTGCCGTGTTCGGGTAGCACTGTTTCACATCGATGATTTCGGTGTATGACGACCAGAGCGTTTTGTTCTGCAGCTGGTCTGTGGTGCTGTCCGGCGTCATCCTGCGCATCCGGATATTGAACGGGCGCGGCGGCAGGTTACCCACCACCACCGAGGCCAGATACTGTGAGGTGGTTTTGCCTTTAATGGTGATGTCTTTTTCCGTCACCCAGCCACCGTTACGTTGTATCTGAACCAGCAGGCGGACTTCCGACGGATTCCTGTCTCCCTTTGAGGTGGTTTCCACCAGTGCCTGCACGCCGAAGGTAAAACGCAGTCGGTCAATGTTTGCCGACGTGATGGTCCGGGTGATCGGCGTGTCGTATTTCACTTCCGTACCCAGCACCGTCTCGGAGCCGGAGGATTCAAATCCCTCCGGCGGTGTTTGCTCCTGCTCACCTGCCCGGAACACCACCGTGACACCGGAGATGTTGGTATTCCCCTCAGTGTCCAGCACCGGCGTACTGTTCAGCAGCACGCTTTTTAATCCATCCACCGGACCTTCAATCGGCCCTTCACTGATGGCATCAATCACACTCAGCAACTGCGTGGATTTCAGGTTGTCCTTCGCTTCGCGCGGGGTATGCCCCTTACTGCTGCCTTTACCCATTCGTCATGCTCCATAAACGACAAAACCGCCCGGAGGCGGTTTCACATAAAACATTTTGCATCAGCGACCAATCACCACAACCTGACCACCGTCCCCTTCGTCTGCCGTGCTGATCTCCTGAGAAACCACCCGCGACCCCACACGCATTTCACCGTACAGAACAGGCAAAACATTGCCCTGAGCAACCATGTTATCCAGTGAGGAAAAATAGGTGTTCTGTTTGCCGTTATCTGTACTGGCTGCCGTGGACGTCCTGGCTTTCGGTGCCAGCATCTGCGCCACACCGCCCAGGATCATACTGGCCCCTGCCGCATACATGCCCGATACAGCCGCGGCACCCAGCCAGCCCACAGGGTTCCACCATGCCACCGCAATCAGCGCCGCCCCCAGCACCACCTGAAACACACCGCCACTTTTAGCTCCCGCCAGACGCGGCACGATGTGGATCACGGCACCATTTGCCAGCGGCTCATTAAGACGGGCAGACAATTCGGTTTCACCTGCATCACGCCCGGCAATGCGTACCTGGTACCAGCCGTCGCTCAGTTTCTGACGAAACGCCGGGATCTGCATGGCCAGCGCCCGGATGGCTTCGGACCCCGTTTTCACTCGAAGGTCGATGCGGCGGCCAAATCGTTGTAAATCCCCGTAAAGGCAGATGCGTGCCATGCCCGGTGACGCCAGAGGGAGTGTGTGCGTCGCTGCCATTTGTCGGTGTACCTCTCTCGTTTGCTCAGTTGTTCAGGAATATGGTGCAGCAGCTCGCTGTCACCACAGTAAATGGCGGCATGATTCGGCACCGATGAACCAAAACAGCACAGCAGCACATCGCCCGGCTGCGCCGCTGACAACGGCACCTGATACAGCCCTGTGGCCTCCAGATTATCCAGATAGAGATTCTGACCGTGACGCCACCAGTCATCCTCGCGATGAAAATCCGGCATCTCAATCCCCGCCAGATGGTAAGCATCCCGGAACAGCGTGTAACAGTCCGTCACCCCGTGCTCAAAGCGCCGCCCGGAAAGATGCGGCACACAGCGGAATTTATGAATCTCACCCCGGCAGACCAGCCACCACGGCAAATCACTATGCACCTGCAGCCGCCGGTCGGCCTCACTCAGCCAGGGCAGACCACCGGGGTGGCTGTGGACCAGCGCCACAATCTCACCCTGCATCTCTGCCCGCAGCCAGTCCTCCGGCGACATCCGGAAATACTCCTCCGGCTCACCGGAGATATTCACGCAGGGAAAATATCTTTCCCCTTCCGGCGTTCTCACCACGAAGCCGCACGACTCCGCTGGCGCACATCGCCGGGCGTGCGCCAGAATCGCTGATTCTGTCTGTGTCATGGTATTTACTGCGAAAGTTTGTTAATGGAAAGGTAGCCGCCAAAATTGCCGACGTTATTGCGGAACTTGCAACCACTCAGGCATTTGCTGCACTTATCCTTCGTGATATCGGACGTTGGCTGGTCATATTCATCCGCGACAGCCGGGCCATCATAACCGCACTCATCGCCGCGGTAGATCCAGGTGCAGGTGTTGGCCAGCATGATGCGCCCCGGAAAAACGGCACCATCCGTTTCCGTCGGTGTGGACAACACAAAGGAGGCACTGACCGCGCTCAGTTCGCTGCACTGCTCGATGCGCCAGCGGCTGATCACCTCCTGCTCCGGATCGGCGTCACTGTTTCCGTTGACGAAGTTCACCGCATCCAGAAAACGGGCGTAAACCTTACGCCTGACCACCGTTCCGCCGACCAGACTCTGCAGGTCTTCCGCCATCCCGGTGACCATGCCGTGCAGGTTAGAGACTTTCAGCGTTGGTCTTGCACTGGCTCCTTTGCCGTTCATCTCAAAGCCGCTTCCCTGAATAGGGTACGCCTGATACTGTCGCCCCTGCCAGGTGACCGACTCACCTTTTTCGTTCTGCTCATTACAGAAAAAATAACGTTCTCCGCCGACCTCTGTCAGATCGACTTCCCAGAGCACGATCAGCGCGGATTGCTCCGTTTTAGTGCACTCATTGAGTGTTTCCTGCTGTATATCCTGCATCAGTGAGTGACCTCTTCAAAGGTACAGTTAAAATCGGTATACATGGCATTATCCGAAATGCTCCACTCCCTGCAGACAACCCGGACAGTCCTGTTGTGTTTTGGCGGACGCCACAAAAAAGCACGAATCCCGGCATGACGGGATAAAAAACTGTCCAGCGCGGCACGGGAATATTCATCTGTGACACGAAATACCGGTTTAAACGTTTTCAGATCCGCATTCAGACCACCAGCCCGTCGCTGTTCATATCCGTCACCAAACTTTACCGTAATAACTGATGGCTTTCGTGTCGTCTCCATCCCCTCACGGGGGATCCAGTTAAAAACTTCAGGCTCAGGCACTGTACAATCCTCCATCCCGACGCGATGACTGCATAATTGACACAACCCTGCTGTCGATCAGATCCACCAGTCCCCTGGCTGAGCGCGCATCTATCTCGCCATTGCTCCCTTGATTCTGAATGCTGATGTGATACACGGGAGAATAAACAACCCCCCCGCCACTATTCACATTGCCAATGGCTCTGACCCCAAGAGAGCCGTCCGCTGCCCGTGTCAGTGGCATGATAGCTTCAGGCCCGGCCTCGCCCATCAGCCCGGCACCTTTCGCAAAAGCAAAATACGTCGGTGTATCCACAATAGTGTTACTGTAAGCACTCAGATTTGCCGATGTGTAAACACCACCTTTTGCGTTTGCCACCGCCCCCGAAATCCATCCGCCGACCGTACCAAGCCACCCTCCGGCACCGGAGAGTGACTTCAGTCCGTTAACAATGGCCGCATTCATCAGAATTTTTGAAACTTCCCGGAGAACTGAACTCCCCCAGTTTCTCCAGTCCACAACATTTCCGGCCAGTGCATCGGAAATATTTGATACCAGTCCGTCCATAGTGGAAACGACAGCATCTGCCGCCTGCGAAGCATAATCGGTGGCACTGTCTGCCCAGTTGGTCAGCCCCTCCTGGAGTCCTGCATTCCAGTTATTACGTAAAGCATCGGCCTTTGCATAATAATCCTGCTGATCGCTGAGACGCTCTTCCAGATATTTTTTATTCAGTTCTTTCTCCTGTTTCCACAGGGCTTCTTCAATTTCTCCGGCCTGATACTGTCTCAGCAGCTCGTTATTTTTCTGCTCAAACTCATGCCGGATACTCCACATTTCCTGGAGTCGTTCACGCATCCGTGAGCCTTCACCATATCCCAGTAACTGCGCGTCGTCAGATGCCCGGGCACTGGCATTACTGTCCGCCAGGCTGCTTTCATACGCAGCAAGCTGCTCACGAATCTTTTTCTGGTCGATGAGTGCTGCATTCTGCAAAAGCGTTTTTTTCTGCGCTTCTGACAGGGTTGATAATTCGCCCTGACTGACCTGATATTTCATCTTAGCCAGTTCAGTATTCTGCCCTGCCAGTGCTATTTGTTCTTTTTGCTGTTTAATCAGCCGTTTATAAATATCTTCTGTTTTTTCCGCTTCGGTCTTTTTATGCGCTTTGGGTTTATTTGCCTGGTTATTTCGCCAGGCATCCAGTGAGTTATTGATATAATTCTGTCTGGCTGTCTGATACGCCTCTCCCACAAAGCCGAGATCATCCGCAGCATAACCCAGGCGGGCACGCTCACGGGCTTCCCCCTTCAGGCGGGACAGAGCCAGTTCGCGCTCGCTGTTATTCAGTGCAGTCTGCTGTTTATCATCCAG